AAAGCAGTCGCCATCCGCAAAGCCCAACAGAAAGACCGTAGCCGCATTAGCCAAGAGATTCAAGAGTCGCAGAAATCCATTAATACACTTAACGAAGAAAGAACACCTCTTAATGTGGCGTTACAGAAGGCAGAATCGGACTTTGGTCCAATCAAGTATGTTGCTGAGTTAGTCTATGGATCTGGTGAAAAAGATTTGATTGACAAAGCAGTCAGATTGGTAATCATGATGATTATGGTTGTATTTGATCCGTTAGCTGTGTTATTATTGATATCAGCAAATATGACATTAAAAGCAAAAAAAGAAGATGATGATATAGAATTTATAGACTTTGATGAACATGAGCTGCAAAAACCTGATGAAGATGCTATACAAATTAAGAAGGAAAACTTGGCAACAATTTTAGAGAAGACTGAACCAAAGAAAAAACTGAAACCTAAGTATGATTATGAAGAACCATTTTCTTTCAAAGAGAAAAGTCCTACGGACGGTGGAACATTTTAAAGGATGAAACTATGAGTATATTAGACAAAATTAAAAAGAACAGTAGCATTAAAGATTCAGCCGTATTGGCCAAATCTAAATTCTTTAATGCAAAAGACATGATTCAAACTGCGGTGCCAATTATCAATGTGGCACTTTCTGGTAAGTTAGATGGTGGTCTAACACCAGGTCTTACAATGTGGGCAGGTCCATCCAAACATTTTAAGACAGCATTTTCGTTATTGATGGCCAAATCTTATCTAGACAAATATGAAGACGCTGCTTTACTTTTTTATGATTCTGAGTTTGGTACTCCCCAGTCCTATTTTGACTCTTTTGGTATTGACACTAATCGGGTGCTTCACACTCCGCTTACTGATATTGAACAGTTAAAGTTTGATATCATGTCTCAGTTAACACAATTAGAGCGTGGTGATAAATTGATTATCATTATCGATTCTATTGGTAACTTGGCATCAAAGAAAGAAGTTGAAGATGCCTTGGCTGAAAAGTCTGTGGCTGATATGTCGAGAGCCAAACAAGTTAAATCTTTGTTTAGAATGGTCACACCACACTTATCACTCAAAGATATTCCAATGATTGTAGTCAATCACACTTATAAAGAAATTGGAATGTTCCCTAAAGATATCGTTGGTGGTGGTACTGGTTCTTATTATTCAGCTGACAATATCTTTATCATTGGTCGTCAACAAGAAAAAGAAGGCACAGAAGTTGTTGGTTACAATTTTATAATCAATGTGGAGAAATCAAGATATGTTAAAGAGAAGTCAAAAATACCTGTTACTGTATCTTTCGATGGTGGTATTAGCAAGTGGAGTGGTCTTCTTGACCTTGCTATTGAATCCGGACATGTGGTTAAGCCATCTAACGGATGGTATGCCAAAGTAGATGCTGATGGTGTCATTGAAGATAAGAAGTATCGTATCAAAGAAACTGATACAAAAGAGTTTTGGTTACCAATTCTAAAACAGAAAACTTTCCAAGATTTTATTGAAAACAAATACCGTGTGGCTTCTGGCAACATTATGAACTATGATGATGTGGAGGAAACATTTGAAGTAGAAACTATGAATGGAACCTAAAATGATTGAAGGCATAGATTATTGTTTCATTTATCCGAAAGATGAAGCAACAACCGTTCATATTAAATTTCTAACTGGACCATACAAAGATACCACATTCAAGTATGGCAAAGTAAAAATAAAAGAAGAACCTGACGGAGTTCATTTACTTTTTGCTTATGATGTGTTAGAATCAACAGTTGATACACCAAGGAAGTTGGAGAAGAATGATGCCTTCAAAAACTACATTGGTGATTTACTGGTTGAGATAATGACTTCCAATATGGAACAGGATATAATTGATGAAACTAGAGCAGACGATATTAAAGAACCTGATTTATAATGATGAATATTTACGAAAAGTATTACAATTCTTAAAGGCAGAATACTTTACAGATAGAACAGAAAGATTAATCTTTAATGAAGTACTCTCGTTCACAAACACTTACAATTCTCCACCATCGATTGAGGCGGTTGAACTGGCCATCAAAGAGAAACGAAATCTCACGAATGATGAAGTGGAAAAGTCCGAAACTTATCTTAAAGAGATTGTATCAATTAAAGGAGAAGAATCCAAACTTCAATGGCTTGTTGACAAAACAGAGTCCTTTGTCCAAGAAAAAGCCATCTACAATGCAGTATTGGGTTCTATTTCTATCCTTGATGGTAAAGACAAAACCCAAGAGAAAGGTGCGATTCCCAAGATACTATCGGACGCTCTGGCGGTAAGTTTTGATAGTTCCGTTGGCCACGACTATTTGGAGAACTCAGATGACCGATACGAATTCTATCACAGAAAAGAAGAACGAATCCCATTCGACCTTGAATACTTCAACAAAATCACCAAGGGTGGCCTTCCTGCCAAGACACTTAACATTGCATTGGCTGGGACTGGTGTGGGTAAGTCTTTGTTTATGTGTCATGTTGCCGCTGGTTGTATGTCTCAAGGTAAAAATGTATTGTACATCACTATGGAAATGGCTGAAGAACGTATCGCTGAAAGGATAGATGCAAATCTACTTGACACAACAGTTGATTCTCTGGTTGAAATGCCAAGAGAGATGTTCAATAAAAAGATAGCCAGACTCCGTGAAAAGACTACAGGTAAGTTAATCATCAAAGAGTATCCTACCGCATCAGCATCATCAATCCATTTTAGGACACTACTCAATGAACTTAACCTTAAAAAGTCTTTTATTCCTGATATTATTTTCATTGATTATCTTAACATATGTTGCTCTGCAAGAATCAAAGCCTCAGCCAACGTCAATTCTTATACCTATGTCAAAGCCATTGCAGAAGAATTGCGAGGTCTTGCTGTTGAATTCGGAGTACCAATTGTTTCTGCAACACAAACAACACGGTCAGGTTTTGGTTCTTCAGACCCCGGACTCGAAGACACAAGTGAGTCTTTTGGTTTGCCCGCTACAGCTGATTTGATGTTTGCTTTGATATCATCCGAAGAATTAGAATCGGTTGGTCAAATCATGGTCAAACAATTGAAGAATAGATATAATGATCCAACTTATTTCAAAAGATTTACTTTGGGTATTGATAGAGCAAAGATGAAACTCTTTGACATTGCACAATCAGAACAGGAAGGCATTACTGATTCTGGCCAAGATAAACCACTTAACACATTTGGTATGCGTGAAAAGAAATTTGATGGATTCAAAGTATGAATTTAACTAGAGATGAAGCCTTATATTGTTCTAAGGCATTCCAAGATTACTTTTCTGATTTTGGTAGCATTGAGCAATACATGAGAGATGAAAAAATCAAATCACTTGATTCTATAGGTTCATCTTTATTTCCACCAGAAGACGATTTGTTTTCTGATTTTACTATGCATCCAAAAGATATGGACATTGAGGTGAGTGAAATAAATCGTGAGACTTGGGAAACATTATTAAATATTACCTCATCACATGTTAACAAAGCACCTGTTGGTCGTAATATTGAATTGGCGGTTAAAGAACGGAACACAGGAAAGATTCTTGGATTCATTAGACTTGGTTCACCAGTCATCTATATGAAACCAAGAAATGAAATGCTTGGCCAAGTTTGGATACAGAACAAAGAGTTTCCTAAACGATTCAATGATTCTGCTATCATGGGTTTTGTAATTGTACCATCACAACCTTTTGGATTTAATTATCTTGGCGGTAAATTACTGGCAGCAATCTGTACATCACATACAGTTAGAGAAATTGTAAATAAAAAATACAATGCCAATATTTGTTTGTTTGAAACCACAAGTTTATATGGTACTGCTAAAACAGTATCACAATATGATGGCATGAAACCTTATATTAGATTCAAAGGTTTAACCGAATCTGATATGGTACCAATGATGCACGGTGAAAGATATTTGTCTCTGAAAGAATATGTAGAAGACAAAGTTGGTGGTGATATTCTAGGTATTGATGAGTCTACGACCAGCCGTAAATTAAGAACTTTTACCAAAATTATTGCTATGACAAAATCTGCACTTAAAGGAACACCAGAGGGTGATTTATTTGAAAAGACTATTAGTGATGCTAAATCTTTGACTGAAAAGAAAAGGTATTATACCTCAGACTACGGTTTTAGTAATATGGTCGATTATGTAAACGGCAAAACGGATGTATTAATTCCTGGCGAAAATTATGAAAAACATGAATTAAAGAATCTTGTTGAGTGGTGGAGAAGTAAGGCTATAAATAGGTACGAAACCCTTAAATCTGAGGGTAGACTACGTACCGAACTTGAAGTTTGGACATCAGGAAAAGAAATTCAAATTATTAGGTGACAAATGGCCTTATCTGCAACAGAAGCAACGAGAAGACAAGAGTTGGGTTCCGCTTGGATTTTTCGAAGAGCCCTAAAAGATAATATAAAGTACCATAAATGGGAAGATATTAAAAAGGATAAAAAATATGCTGAATTGGCTGGGCTAAAAGGAATATATCCAGAAAAAGATGAAGATCCAGCCAAGTACAATGAATGGATAAAAACATTCTATCTTCAACAAGAAAAAATGTTACACGAATTCTCAAATGTTAAATTTACTGAATTTAATAGAGAATATGGTTTCATGGATTATATCACCAAATTAATTAAAGATAAATTTGGTATATCTAAAAAAGATACTTGGGATCCAGCAGATATTTGGTGTATACAGAATGAAAAAAAAGTTATTGCTGATTTGCAAAAAATTATGAATAAAGGTGAATTTGATACCATCGAAGAATTAAATGCGTATCTAAGAACATTATTTGCAAAGAGAATAGTTGTTGGTATATCGTTAAAAAAGATATCAGGTAAACAAGCCAAATATGAAGAAGTCAATGTCAAAGGTGTTGAATTCAAATCTGAAAAGAAACCTAGTTTTGAACTTGACCATATGAGAGTTGAATTGGCTCTAAAGTCTGGTACGGGTGCTCCGGCACCAGCATCTAAAATGGCCGATTTCTGGTTAACAAATGTGGAAGATGGTAGAAAGATTACTTATAAAATAGATATTGGTCCACAAAGTAGTTCCAAATATACATTTATAAAATTTGAACCTAAGTCTTCAGCTGCCACAAAAGCTAGATTAGGTAAAGCAAAAGCAGAATATGTTAGGCAACTTCTCAAAGAATATGGTGTACCAATATCTTCTTCACCTTTGGATTATCCATTAACCTTGGAAGAATTTACACAAAGAGAAAAGGAATTTGCTGCAATGTTCAAAACTATAAAAAGTAAAAGCTACATTATAACAAATGTAAAAGATGAAAAAGAATTTCTTTCAAATATGAGAAAGATGTTTTCAAATACAGAAAAAGGTAAACCTGTTACGGCTAATTCAAAATGTCAACAAGTGGCAGTTTTTGCTTCATTTGCTAAATTGTCTAAAAATGATTTAGCTGAATTGGGGACAAAAATAGTATTTGCTAGCCAGAAAAAAGGTGGAGAATTCGGTCCTTTTGGAAAGTTATACTAAAAATGGCACTATCACAATTCGACAAGATATTAAAAGAATATCAAACTACTGATAATGACTATGGTTTCTCTGCTGTATCTGAAGAAGAATATAATGCAGCCATCAATAAGGCTGTAACAGCAGATGACTATAAAGAACGATTAGAGAAGGTAGAGAAGATAATCATACCGTTTTTGACCAAATTACATTCTACTGGAGACAAAGAATACATATATTGGCCAAACAGAGTTCCTGCTCTTGAGGAACAAATACAAAGGATACTTGAATTAACTAGAGGATAATTATGACTAATGCGACCGTGATTA